TTTCGTCCATAGTAATCTTCTTATCTTTTAAGGCACTTCCAAGATGTTGTACAACATCCATTGCTTCCTTTAGAATCTTCTTCCCTTCTGCCGTTTGTCCAGAATTCAACTGAACAAAAGTAATAGCTAAAGTTATTAGGTTCATTATATTCATAATTGTATTTCCTCCATATAATTAGAATTTCCACATTGACAATCCCCACCACATTCGCAGATGTAGGAATTGGTTTCTTCACATTCTAAACACTCACACTCACACATACAAGCTACTTCCGAATCCTCACAGGTACATTCCCCTGCTTCCATGCATTCACAATCATTCATTCTCAAGTACCTTCATGCCCAAAGCTATGATGCCCCCTATGGTTCCAGTCGCTATTTCTGGAAGTCCTTGCATAGCTCCTACTCCAGCTAATATACCTAAAACTAATATGGCTAAAAATATCTGTGGTCTTAGTTTTCCAAACATAACTTTTTCTTTACTCCTTGCGTTTTATCGCTTCGGCAATTTCTTCTCGTTTTTTATTTCCTTCGCTTCCTTCAGTAAAATTTGAATAGCCCATCTTTTTTGCTTGTGCTGTAGCAACTGCAAAAGGATTATCTACAGCTTTCAGGCTAAAAAATAATTGTTAGCTCTCTGCTTGTTTCCTGTATAGTCACTAGATTTATGGAAACATGATTCACATGGACATGATTCTTTATAGATATGTACATTTTCTTTTTCCAAGAAATTAAAGAACTCGTCTGATTTAGTTATTGTAATTTCAATATCAGCAGTAGAAGTAATTTCTTTCTTAGCTTTAGCTTCTTTCTTTGCTTCAGCAGCTAAGATTTTATCAAAGGCTTCGGTATCATTAAGTTGGTCTACAGGAGTTTCGGAGGAGTTTGCTCCTTCCTCTATTCCCCTCTTAGTATGTCTACCTAATTGTGGAGTAGTTAAAGCATCATCATAATGCCTTTCCCCTAGATTCTGCCCTGCTTCATTAACAACCCAAGGTGGAAGCCTATGAGCGAATGGTGAAGGGTCTTCCTCTATTACTGGAGTATACCTAGCGTACTCTGCTTCCAACTCACTAGGGAAACCATAGGCATCTAATAAGCTATGATGTTCATCCTGCCTTCCCTGTGTGTTCATTAGAGTAGGAAACGATTCTCCATACCCTTCTGCTTCAGTATCTCCTACGATTTTTTGTAATACGTTCTGTGTGATTTTATCTGCTAAGCTCATATTACCTATTGCGTTTCTAATTATCCTTCCGCCTGTTCCCTCTACTTCTTTATCTGCTCCCTGCCTTCTTTGTTCATCTATTCTTTCACTTTCCTTCATACCTGCTCTTTCAGTAGCTTTATATTCTTCCAGTGTTGGTGACCTTTCTTCTTCTTTCCACTTATCACGTAAAGTTGGTCGCTGCCTTCTTCGTTCTGCTGCCTTATCGTAAAAAGCCTTTGTTTCTTGCCTCTTTGGGTCTGAATGGTATGGGGCTTTCCCTTCAGGAAAACGATGGTCTAACTCCTGTTGCTCACGCCTTTCATAGTCATATGCTTCTTCACTATGAAATCCATGTTTACGATATACGTCATTTCTTTCCTTTGAACCTCTAGCCATTCCATCTTTAACTTCTGTCTGTATTTGTCTGTGTGTGGAATCTCTCTTAGCCTGTTCTTGCCTTGCTTTTGATGGGTCATCTCGTAACATCTGCCATTTCTCTTCCGCAGCATCAAGTTGTCTAGGTGTCAGGTCAGCATCCTGTGCTTGTTTTTGCCTTGATGGTTCTCTTCCAAATTCCTCAGGGTAAGCGTAATTCCCTGTGCTTGTTTTATAGTTCCTCTCACTAGCATGTGCTTCATCAGCATGAGAAACCCAACTAGCTCCTTGGTCAGTCGTATGAACTTGTACGCCTTCGGCTGGAGTTTCCCCTTGTGCAAGATATCTAGCTTGTTGGTCACCGGGAAAAGGTTCAGTAAAACCAGTAGGAAATGATTCTCCATAGTCTCCTGCTTCAGTATCTCCTACAAGTTTTTGTAATACATTCTGTGTGATTTTATCGGTTAAGTTCATAATATTAGCCCCTATTGATTTTTGTTTGAATCTATCCTCTCGTCTAAAGCCTTTTGGATATCTTACATTGGTATTATGGGCAGATAGTTGGGAATCCTTTGAACCCCTAGATGTGTAATCTGGTTGCCAGTCATAATAAGTGTTCTTTCCCCAACTATCCGTATAGTAGTATTTATCTCGTTTTTTATCGTAATACCTACCATGGATGCTATATTTCTCTTTGATGTCTTTAAACGACATATCTAGTGCTTCACGAATTTCCTTTTTAGATAGTCTTTCCTCCGGGTTCTTTTGTTTATCCCATGCCATTAGATGGTCTAGTTTATTTATTTCTTCTGGTTGTTCCTTTGGGTCAGGATACATACGTTTCTCTTCTGCCTTGCGTTTCTCTTCTGCCTCCTCTTGCACTTGAGAGCGTTGTTCCTGCTGATATGCTTCCGGTTCTGTAAAAGCTGGATGGTCATATCCATATTGGTCTCTTAAATCAGGTGGTTCGCCATATCCATCATCATCATCGTAATCATCATATCCTTCATCATCGTCTGGGTCATACTCTGAATAATCTCTTCCTTCTGCTTCATCAAAAAGAGAAACCCAACTGGCTCCTTGAGCAGTCGTATGAACTCGCACACCTTCGGCTGGAGTTTCCCCTTGTTTAAGATATCTAGCTTCGTTATGACCGGGAAATGGTTCAGTAAAACCAGACAGTCCACCAGAATCATCACCAAAATCTGGAGGTTGTGGAGGTTGGTTTTCCATACCTTGCTTCTTTAAGAATGATTTAATAAAATCCACATCACCATCTGACTTATACATAAGTTCAACTCCTTGTGAATTACAACCACAATCACAATTTCCATCGCTTTTTACTAAGCAACTTCCATCTGCACATGAAGATGTAGCAGAATTTTCAGCCTTTAAAATATCAAATGATGCTCCTTGATTAACTCCCTTTTCACATACAGTTACTTCGGCTAGTTCCAATTCATCTACTTGCATCACTTCCATTAATCCCTTCTGTATAGTCTGGGTCTTAGTAGCACTTCCAGCTATACTATAACTCTTTAGCTTCCCTTCATCTATCTGTTCCCTTACTTTCTTAGCAATCTTTGTATCATTCCTTAACTCTGTAATAAAAAATAATCCTTTATCATCCACTCCAGATTTAAATATCTGCCCACCCTTACTAATATAAGCTGGCAAAGCCCATCCTACCTGTACATCTGAATGAAGTACCATGGCGTTACGAGTTCTAAAGTTAGCCATATACTTCTGAAAAGCTTTCCCTAGAGCATCTGTAGTAATTAAATGTCCTTCCCTATCAATCAATTCAATAGAAGCAGGGCCACCAACTACCAGAGAATCATCATCTCTAACTCCCATTTTTCTCAAAGCTTTTGAAAAAGTTGGGTCATCTGGATAAGCTCTGGATAGAGTTAGCATTTCAGCAGCAGAAGCTATTCCTGCTTTATATAGTCTTTTATATTCGTCTAAGGCAAAATTTATATCCTTTAACGTAGTTCTTCCATCAGTTGCTTTCTCAAGAAACTGAATCTCTGTATCCTGATATAAATCTTCAATCCATTTTGTATCTGTTGCAGTAGTCATTATACGACTGATATTCCCCAGATTACTCCACTAACTGTGGGTGTATTCTGTGCTGCTACTATAGAAACCTTCTTCGTAAAATGGAGTGGCACATATGTTTCAAACACACCTTCAGAAGAAGTTGCTATCTTAGGCAGTATTGGTATTCCAGTTGATGAACTGGCTGTATGGTCAAACGCTAGGTAAAGTATATCTCCAGATGTTGTAGATTCATTAGTTATTTTAATACCCTTTATAATTTGTATGCCGGGTCGTTTCCTTGAAGTAGAAGCATTAGCAGTTCCATCCCACTCATGGTTCATTCCAAAGTCTCCATCTACATAAGTAGAAACTGCTGTAGTGTCTTCCCTTACCTCAAACATAATCTTATCTGCATAGAAATCAATATTATGTTGAGCCGTAGTAGTTAAAGATAATCTATATGTTGCAGCATCTGTAAGAGGAGCAACAGTATATTGAGCAGTTAATCTTCTCCATGAGGCTGCTAGGTCATCTGAACCAGAGGTTGCTAGTATTGACCCTGATGAATCCATAATCTCAAGAGTGACAGCTCCAGAAGCTGAAGCTCCTCTATGCTCAAGTTGAACTGATAAATGTTGTGGTTGAGTACTAAGTGGAATTGTAGGAGTAGTCCAATAGAATCCTTCGTCTGCTGCTGAGTTATCAGGATTAACTAATAATGAAGCTGCTCCAACAGATTGTTGAGAAGTACTTCTAGAGATAGCAGAACCAGAAGCTGTGAACATGGTCACATCAGATGCTTCAAGTCTAGGATTTGTTACCCAATTAGTTGCTACTTCCCCCTGACTAGCCGTCAACAAAGTTGATGCTGTAGTGGAAGTCGCTTCCCTAAAGGGATGATATTTTGTAAACGCATGTACAGATTGACGAGTAGAAGCATCGGCTTCCCACCCTCTGTAGTCGGTATGTCTTTCTTGTGCCATTTTGGTGTAGCTCCTAGTCTCTATATAATGTTATCAGTCCTACTACTGCTGCCATTACGACTGTTGCATGACCAAATAGTATTCCTGTAAGAAGAGCTAAAGATTTAGCCCCATAAAATTTTGTACGCCAATGTTTTAACTCATCTAATTCGTCATTTACTTTTTCCAAACCCACGCATAAAGTCTTGTTTAACCTACTCTGAGTATCTATATAAGTATCTAACCGTTCCATATAAACAGCTAAATCTATGTCAGTACGTTTTTTTACCATGGTTATACAGACACTCAGTTAAGTTTATTTATCTTCCGTATGCTATAACTCTAGCGTAGAAAGCTGAGAGGTCAGTAGTGTCTGCCACTTCATCTAACGCAGCTCCATCAGCNCCTGCTTCATATACAGCTAATTTACTATTAGTATAATCATACTGTGGTATATACCCAGAGTCCTCACCATGAACTAACACTATATGTAGTGACTCNAGTCCAAGGTCTGCTGCTGTTAATGATTCTCCACCAGATGCATAAGAGCTATCAAATAGAATTCTCTTAATAACATACTTGTTATTTCCCGGTACTCCTACAACATCTGAAGCATTTCCGGGAGTCGATAATGTTAATGCCATAATAATTCCTCCGTGTCTTTACATTACATTAATAAACCAGTAAGGGATGGTAAATATATTTCAATCTACCATCCCTATAAAGAAAGCTTTAACTATTTAGGTCAGATATTTTAGCCTGAGTCCAAATATTTTTAAC